TTTTTGGTTTCTTTGATTTTTTCAAAGTTATTTGTTTATCCCTTTTCGCAAGGTATTTTTTTAATTTGATAATATTCTTTTCTTTTACTTTGTATTTCATACTATCAACATTTTAAAGTACCCAACCGACGAAAGGCTCATCCCCGTTTGCTTTTTGTTCTATTTTTGTGCCTTCAAAATATTCAGGATATTTACCCCGATTATTATATATGTAATCTATCATAATTTGCCCGTACCGGTGCGAATAGTCAGCATATTTTTTTATTTGCCGGTCTAAAATCTCAACGTTAACCGGTGTTGCATTTTGCCCGTCATTTTGAAACGTCCCCCCGTTTGCTGTTTCATAGCTCAAAAACGGCAAAAAATCAACCATAACTGTAAAAACTAAAGTAGGCGTAATATGCTCATCTAACAGCTTTTTGTAGTCTTCAAAAGCTGGTTTGTTAATGTCTCCGCTTTCGACTAAGTCCTTTAATTTGTTAAGTAATTTCAGCCCGATTTTTTGGCGCAAATAAACATCCTGCGCCGTTTTTACATGCGGCATGATTTTATCAAAATCAATATTTCCGTTAACTCCCGTTAACTTCATTATATCATCCCTATTAATAAGTAATACATCCATATTTCAACCTTTTTTTATTTTAACCATTTGGGGGGGTGCAACCAGCCCCGTTTTGGCATGTCAAACGGGCGTTTAGCGACTTCAATAGGGTTAACCTCCCACTTTGCCCCCTTGCGCTCCGATACCGGCAAATTTACAATAATTCTACGGGCTTCGTTAACACTGATTTTTTTGTTATTCCGTCGCAAATAAACAACCCGTTGCCATATATGTTTGCATTGCGCCCCGCCTTTATATTTCCAAATGTCGTACGTATCTGCTCCGTATTCCCCAAATCCGGGATTAACCGGCTCATCTTTCAGTTTTATTATGTCTTCTTTTCTGTATATTTTCCCGGCTTTAATCATTTTTTTGCAAAATATCCGGCTGTCTTTTTGTATGATGTCGGGTGCGTACTTGTATCGCACCTTAAACAAATCGGTATCAACTTCGGATTTTTTCGCCGGGCTGCTTTTCGGAACTCTTGCAAGTGACAGGTTTAACGTTTCAATATTCGATAAAAAATTATCTTCATTATCGTAATCCGCCTCCCTTATATCAATTATTTCAAAGTCCGTTAAGTTCTCATCCTCCCCGTACTTGCTTATAAACTTGTCAATTAATTTTGCTGCTCTCTCAATCTTTTTTTTCGGTACTTTTGATAATTGAGTTTTGCCCGAATTTGCCCCCGCTTCTGACTGTAATAATTTTTCAAATACTTTATTACTGTCTATAAAAAGGTCGGGGCTTTCAATGTTTAAAAATTCAAATATAATTTTGATTGCGTTAATAATTTCACTTTGAAAATCATCTAATACGGTTGCTTGCAAAAGATACCATGCCTCTTTCAATTCGTTTGCATTGTTACCTAAACCCGATTTATCCCGGATTCCAAAAAGTAACGGGCTTGTAACATTGTGCGCAATAAATATATTTTCTTTTGCGTACTTCTCAACATATTGAAACTGTTCATGCAGGTTGTCTGTTTCAATTGCCCGAATTGTCGCCTCCTTTTCTTTGTTCTGATTGAATGATACAATTATACGCCCTGCGTTACTCGTACCCGTAAATTTGTTACGAATTTTTCTCTCGATTTTCCGCTGGTCGGTGTCGGACGGGATTCCGTTGTTAAAGTTAATTATATGCCCCGCAACAAAACCGTTTTCAATATTTGATAAATGGAACTGCGAAAGCTCCTTTTCAATTTGTGCATGTGGTATGCATGCGCTGTAATCCGGTGTTGTATAGTATGTTTTGCCGCTCTGATAAGGTTTCACAAACAATACAGACACGGGCGCAGGGTTTTCCTTATCAAAAACCGGGTAAAATACCGGCTTGTTTTGCGGCTTGTATTTTTCCGCCCAATTATTAGAAAAATAAGCCCCTTCAATCTCTCCGTCTTCGTTCATTTTTGACAACCGCCAATTTTCAACCGGTGTATGTTCAATTTTGAAAATATCTTGCAAGGTGTCCGTCATTGTTATCAAATAAATTCCGAAACCATATACTTTCAAATCATACGCAACCCGCTTTAAATCATCAAATTTAAAAAGGTCTTTTATTATTTGTGCCGCCGCCGGGTTTTTTGATTCCAGCCCGCCGCCTGCTATCATTGCCGACATGCGCCGTACAATTGTTGAATGTGTTGGGCTGTATGTTGCAATATCCTGCAAAAATTCAAAATAGTTATTATTCTTTCCATACTCCACCCATTTACGCCCCGCCGCTTCTATCGCTTCCGGGATTTCAATTTTCGACAAATCTATAAAAATCGGGATATTATTCTTTAACGACGTATTCTCCATTTTTTGAAATTTTAATTATATACTTATCGCTTAACATGTCATAGTCCGTTAATTCCTTATTTGTTGCAAATATTTTTCCGTTTTTAAAAACAACATCATCAACCGTTAACAAATAATCATAAAACCGCTCATTTTTTAGCTCCAACGTTTCAACCACAAATGTAAATGTACCCTTTTCGCTGTCATACGTTTGATTTTCAATAATATGTTCCGTTTCTTTGCGGGTCTCCTCATCGTACAAAATCATTTTGTATTGCCCCAATTCGGGTTTTAATGTATATACTTCAATCGCATGCGTCGTATTGTTTGAGTTTAAAATAATCATTTTTGCAACGTTTATAATAAAACGTATAATTTTAATTTTTGTATCAAAAAAAAAGGCAATATTAAAAAATACTGCCTTTTAATTATTTTTTATATATATTTATTTCAATTACCACCGGTGATGAATGTCGGTTTAGTTGTTAAATCGGGTCGCCCATCGTTGCTTACGCCGCAAGTATATGCGCTTTCAACATCCTCCCCGCTTACTGCTAACGTATAACCTTGCAAATCTCCTTTTGCTGTTCCGGTGCTGCCTTTCGGCGCAATATCAAGTCCACCGTTTATCCCGTAAACAAATATTTTATTATCATTTGTCATAACAAATAATGCAACATTTGCCCGTGCGATTCTATCAATCTCCTCTTGCATATCTGCATCCAGCCCCCGCAATGTCAAAGTTCCCGAAATGGTATAGAAAACTGTTCCGTTGTCGCTGCTTACATTTGCCGTTTCCTCAATCCCGTTGCCTTTATTTGTCAGATATTCATAAAAAGTTACTCCATTGCCGTCGGTTGTAATATCTTCAATTTCTTTTTTTGATTTTGAAATTGTTAGCGGCTTGCCGCTTACAATTGGCAACAACCAAAATTTTTTAACGCCCCCGATAAATTCCTTACAGGGTTCAAAACGTCCTTTTGTTAATTCGCATGCCATTTTTTTATTTTTTTAAGTTATCACAATACTAACTTTAAATTTAAAAAGGTCGGGGCGTTTAATCAACCCCGACCGGTTTTTTTACTGTTGGCTCGTTTCTGTATAAATTGCGACCTCATTAGGATATACCACCTGAGTATCTCCTGTAAAACGCATTACAACTCTAACGTTATCACTGCCGTCAAGTTCTGCCATATCCAAAATTTTGACCTCGTTAAGGTCGGATTTTAAACCCGTACCGAAAAACAGGTTACTTTTTTGTCCGGCTACAATCGCATGGTTTGAGGTCGCTCCGATTACTTCAATCGGGTAACCCGAATAATCAAGCGGTAAACTACCAAGCATGCCCCTGCCGTTTACTCCGGCTGCTCCCATGCCATTTGTACCAAAACCACCCAACGCCCGTCTGTATGCTTTTGCCACTTTTGCCGTTACCCAAAATTTAAAATCCGGTTTTTCTACAACTGCGGCAGGTGCTTCAGCTAAAACAGATTCAAAGGCGTCAAGGACGTTATCCTTTGTAATCGGGTCGCCTTCAACATTTTTTGCCCCATCTTGTGCTCCGATTTTCATGCGCCTAAACAGCCCGTCAAAATATTGTCCGTTTTGGGATTTATCCCAAGTCCAAACAGCAACCTCCATGCTTTCATTAACAAGCTCTGCAATTCTTTGAAGCAAAAACGCCGTAAAGTTCGGGGGCAATACGTCAAACGCTCCGTAACCCATTTGTACCGCTTCCCAATCGCCCCTAAAATCCTTTTTACAAAGTTCAAGGTTGACCTGCATTTCTTCGGGCTGCAAAATTGCTTCCGTTAAATCAATTGTTCCGGTAGGTGTGAAATCACATGTACCGGCTGCGATAATGTCCGAAATGTCAACCTTTTTCAACACTAATTTGTGCTTGACGTTCGGTTTTACTGTTATGGTCTCTTTCCCAAGTGTGTTTCCTTGCAAAATTGCGGCTGCAATATACTGCCCGGCAAACTCTCCTGCGTACGTTGTTGTAATGTTGGTTTGTGTTGCCAGCTTTACATCGGTGTACATTGGCGTTTGCTGCATTGCAAGCGCAATTCTTTCATGCATTGTCATTTGACTACGCATGCGGGGTACTTCAACCGGGTTTTGTTTGTTTAATTTTGTTTTGCCTTTTTTGGGCGGGTCTCCGGCTGGTTTTTTGTTCTTTTTCTGTGTTTGGCTCTGCTTTGTCAGCTTCTCCTGCACTTCTTTAATGAGTTTGTAAAACTCCTTTTTTTGCTTTTTAGACAACCCCATTTTTTCCGGTTCTGCTCCCTCTTTTGTAACTTCTGTAATTACGCCGCTCTCGTCAATTACAATTGTTATGCCGTTGTCAAGTGAATATGTGCCTGCCGGTGCTGGTTCATATTCCCCGTCTTCATTTTGAACAAAAACGGGTTGACCGACTTCAAAGGCGTCCGCAAAAAATGTTACGTCTCCAGCTTTAGCACTTGCAAGTTTTATTCCTTCAGTGCTTAATAATATTTTTTTAATCGCTTTTAAAATTGCTTTGTAATCCATTTTTAATAATTTTAAAATTAAACTTTAATTTTTTCAAAAGTAAAACGCTCTGAATTTTTGTTTGTTGTAAATTTATTTTACAAGCTCCAAAAGTGCCTTTATTAAACTTACTTTTCTTTTTTCAATTTTGATTTTTTTATTTTTCTTTTCTTTTCCTGGTTTTATTTTTTTCAGCTCCGGCATGAAATGCCCCTCAATCGAAAACCCTTTAAATTTTTTATCATTTTTTAAGGCTTTCCAAAGTTCGTCATTGTCAACTTTCATGACTACGCACCAGCTACCAGCCGGCAAACTCAAGTTATACAACGCCGATTTATCCGTCTTGCTGTTCTCAACAATCCAGCTTTCAACCACCGTAACGCCCCCAACTTTCCCGTCATGCTCAAGGGTTATATTTTTTTGCTTATTCTTTTTTAAGAACAATTCAGCACTTTGCCGGATGGTCTGCTTGTCAAAAGTAATATAAAATTCCTCGCCGTTCAATCTGCGATATATTAACCGGTTCGGAACTAATACAGCCCCGACAATCAATTTTTTATCTTTGTCAGAACTTAACGCCATGACTTTTTGCCCCTTTTGCTTCGCAAGGGTTATAAAGTCAATATTAATTGCTGGCGATGATACAAGTGAAATTGCATTAACGCCATGTTGGTTTTTGTCTTTAATTTTGACTTTGAAAATATTTAATTTTTTCATTTTTAAGATATTTTTGTTTATAAAAAAACGTTACGTTGTTAAATTTGTTTCAATTTTCCGGTTCAATTCGTTTGTACTGTTAATGTCATCATTGACAACATAAGCCCGCAAGGGTGTAACCCCGCCCGGCTCTGTCTCATCATAATCACACGTCATTTTGTTTAAAGTGGGGGCGTTTGTGTTGAATTTCTCAAGGATATTCCCACCCGCCGCCGCTGCTGCTCCGGATGCTCCGGCTGCTCCACCCCCGCCGTAATTAACGCCGCCAATCGATGCATTCTCCGGGCTGCTTTTTGATATTTGTTGTATGTTAGCAATACCCGTCGCCAATGTCGTTGCAGCCATTAACGCCGCCAAAATCAAGTTGTACGGGGCGGGGATGCCGCTGTCCATTGCCGACATGAAAGCTGCGTTAATTCCCTTGATGGTATCTGTTACCGCTTGCGCAATTGCAAACGTTTTATATAACTCATAGTTATCTTTGAACAGCACCGCCAACGCTCCAAACATTTGAGAGGTGTTCTGCATAACTGCCATGTTCAGTTGCTTTTTTTGTTGAACTTTTGCCTGTTCAATTTTTAGCTCAAAATTGGCACTTTTAATATTTAATTGCTCTTTCAGTTTTAGATATTCGGCTTCAAGCTGTATTTTTTTTGTTGTGCCGTCCTTTTGTGCTTCTATTTCTTTTTGCAGTGCTTCAAGTTTTATTAATGTTTGTTGCTCGTATATCTCCCGTTCAAGCTCCAGCCTCTCAACTTCGTTTGTAATATAATCCATGCCGGCTTCGGCTCTCATTAGTGAAATATCCCTTTCTGTGTCTGCCATTATTTGTAATTGTTCCGCCTGCTCCCGCCTTAACTGTATGTTGTTTGTAATTTGTTCAGATAATTCACTTTCCACGCTGCTCAATTCAGACGCCCGCTGGCTTTGAACTTCTAATAATTTTGCGTAATTCTCATCATTTTTGTTCAAATTATATTGAGCTTGCGCCAATTTTTCTTTAACCGCCAATTCGTTTTTAATGCTTTCCTGTTTTTCGCTTAAAACAAGCAATAAATCATTGTTGGCTTTTATTCTCTCTGATATGCTTCTATTTTCGTCATCTCTAATTTGTCGCAGCTTCTCCGCTTCAATGTCAAGTTCATTACGCCGCTTGCTCTCTGCTGCTTCTATTCGTTTTGATTGTTTTTCAAGGTCTGCAATGTATTTTCCGTACTCAATTGCCTGTTTTATCAATCCGTTTTTTAAGGCTTCGCCGGTGTTCTTTATTATATCCTTTGTTGCTTCGATTGTCTTTTTTACAGCCGAAACAGTCCCGTCCGCAATCTCATGAGCATTATCAACAACTTTTTGTTTATATTCGTCTAATGTTTTGCCGGTGTCTTCAATTTCTTTTTTCAATTCATTTATTCGGCTTTCCCGTTTTTTCCCAAAAATCGAATTTTCCCATGCAAGCTGCAATTTTTTGAAAATAAGCAAAACCCCCTCAACCGGTATCATGACTGAATTGTATATTATAGACACTCCATTTTTTAGCACTTTCCACAAATCGGAAAATATATCTCGAACGCCCCCAACTTTTTTAAAAGCATCCTCCAATATACCGCCCAACTTTGTAAAAACATACCCGATTGTATTAAGCCCCTCCGTAAAAATATCAATTACAGTTTGATTTTGTTTAATAACTTCCCAAAACGCATTGAACAATTTTAAAACAATACTTATCCCTAACGTTTTGAGCGCAAGCCCCAGCCCCTTAAAACCCTTTGAAAGTTTCCCGACTGCATCACCCGCCGCCCCTAAACTTTCCGTCATTTGTTCGCTGCTTTCGTTTATCTTTTCGACTGTCTCATCCATTTTTGCAAGTCCTTTGTTTACTTCGTTCAGGTCTTGCTTAATGTCCGATATGTCTGCGCTTATCTCAATAACCTTTTTTATCATTTTTCAAATATTTTGAATACAAAAACTTTACCCGTAATTTTTTTAAATTAAAACTTTGCCCCCCTTTCGCAAATAAAACGTTTTTATCTTTGCAGTTTTTTAAATCTGCAACTTGCAAAAGCCTAATTATTTCGCTTATTAATGTAATATCGCTGTAACTCTGTTTTGTCTGCATTATATTCAACTTTTAACAAAAATTTATGTATATTTAATTTTGTGATTTTATCAAATTTCAAAATATCCCCGCCGGCAAGTTCGTCTATTATAGAATACCAGCCCCATTTTGCCGCAAAACTTTTAACAATCGTTGCGCCCGTATCTTCTCCGGCTTCTCCATCTCCGAATACTCCACGATATAACTCAATAAGCCGACTCCTAAACTCAAAAAAAAACCAATTGCCCCGAAAATTATACCCATGTTCAGTTCTTTAAACTTCTCATGAGTATGTTTGTACTTCTCAATATTATAGTACGCCCCAGACTTTTTAATAATCGGGCGGTACAAAATACTTAACGCTTTATGAAACGTTTGTTTATCCGAAAGGTATTTTTCCAGGTCAATAAATTCTCCGGCTGTGATTGCTTCTAAATCAGGAATAAAACCATACTCAACCCCGTCAAATTTAAACCGCTTAATAAATTCGGTTTTAGTGTCCATTATCTTATAATAAGACAAAAGCAACGCCTCTTTATCTTTGTTGGTCATGTTGCGCTGTTCTGTTTCACTTAACCCGTATATAACCCGCAAAACCGCCTTATCTTTTTCCGGTTGTGGGGTTTCGTCTGTCATGTGCTTCTGCAATTCTTGCCACTGCCTTAACTTAATATCGTTTAACGATGTCGGAATATTAACCGTTTTTTTTATCATAAAATATCCTCCTTTTTATATTTGATTAATTCAACATTTGCCATGCCGGTTTCTGCATCTAATTTCATTGACTTTATTATATGCCTTACCCCGAAAATTATAATATTTTCGTTTCCTTTGATTGTTTTTATTTTGCCGGCTGGTAACTTAATTTCAACCGTAGATATATACCCGTCCCGGTCTGTCATGACTTTCTCCAAATGCTCAAACAAGTTCCGGTACAATGTATTTCCGATTACAGAATAACCAACCTGCATCCTGTCAAACTCTTGCGAAAAGTTCAACCCGACCCCGTTTTTATCGTAAAACGAATAAAAAGAAAATTCCGTTTTTTGCACTGCTACCGGATTGCCCTGACTGTCTAAACCCTGCTGCATATAATACGCCGTACTTGCTTGCGGCTGGTCTGTGTTAACTTTCAAAATTACGTACTTGTCATCATTAACAACATCCCCGTCTTTATTGTATCTCGTGTGTACCGTTAAATTTGTCCGGTCGTACGGGTCGCCGTTGCTGTCAAGTTTCAACATGACGTCATTTGTCAATATCAAAAAATCGGTTTCAAATTCGTCTTTGCTTTTGTTAATATCCGTTTCCCGGTTAACTGTCAGCTCTCCAAATTCTTTGCCGTTAAAACTTTTGTATGTAGTTGCGTACTTATCTTCTGACGTAGCATGCTTGTATTTTTTGTATTTCGTAAAATCTAATTTTTGATACTGTATTATTTCTTTTGTTACATATTGCGTCCAATCCAATTCCTCGCCGGCTTCGTAATAATCAATAATATTAACCATTTCAACGCTTTTTGTTTGCTCATCTGTAATCAAAACAGCATTGAAATACTTTAAAATTTGCCGGACAAATTCAACCGCTTCAATATCTCCGATAAGGTTTTTTGCTTCAATTAATTCATTTATTTCTGTATAAGGTGCGTCCCACAATGTAAAGTCAAAATTAACTTGATGCTGGTTTGTTCCCGATATTTTTATAACCTTAAATCGTATGTATGATGTTGCCGGAACTGAATTTAATGTTAAATCCTCTGTATGTTGCCCGCTAAAAACCGCCGTTTCTACAATATTCCCGCCGCCGTCTTCCATTTGTATTTTTATGTCTTCTCCATATCCGTCTGCCGTAATTCTAAACGTATAATCGCCCGCAACTTGTACATAATACCTGTCATTCGCCCATCGCCCCTTGCTGTCATATTTAAAACTTATTTCATTATCGGTTATAACAGTATCGGAATACAACCAAAACCCGCCGGCAATTTCAAATCTGTTCCTCTGTTTTACGTCTGCGATGCCGGTTGCGTAATCTCCACCAAGCCACAGCAAAAAAGTATAGTCATTAATGTAGTCAGAATTTAAACGCCCCGATATTATTAAGTTATACCCGGCTTTCTCAAATATTCGTGTTAATATGTTGTTAAGTCTGTACGCCGGTCTAATATCTTTCAACATAACCATGCCCGCCGAAGCTGCGATATTATTAGAGGCAACCGTATTGCCCTGCCATACGTAATCTAATGCAAAGGAATATATCGGCAAGTAAACATATTTACTTGTATCAAGATGCCAGCTATCAATTACATTTGAATAAGTTAAATAATAATTAAACCCGGAAAAATCAATTTCGTTAATTTTAAATTCTGCCAACTCTTTAAAAATCTGCAATTCATTAGAAACAAACGTTAATTGATATTGCAACACTTTATTATTCTTTTTCACAAACCCATGCATCTCAATTTTACCCCGAATTTGAAAACTATCAAAATCAAGTATTGCATCAATATAAATTGCGGGGTTTATATTGTGTGCTGTGTCAATTATCCCGTAATTGCTTAACAACATCCTGTTTCTATCGGTTGCCGGGATGTTAAATGAGTATGTGTATTTTATTCCTTCAACTCCCGCCTGTTCTGTAATCTCCTTTTTGTATTGAATTTTTAAATTCTCATCTTTGAACAGGTCTAAATATGAAGTAACAATAATTTCATTTTGCCCTAATTTTTTTATGTAAATTCTCATGTTTATATGTCGCTTATATAACTACCTAATTCGATAAAATCAACCTCATAAAGAAACGTTTTTTTCTCCTTTGCAAATTCCCTAATCTCCGACCTGCCGCCGGTTGGCATTAAAACAACCTGCTTTTGTACCGTTTCGTCTTTATAGTTTCGCAAAATTATATAAGGGGATGCCAACATGTCTGCCAGGTATTCCCCAAATTCCCGGTATTGTTTAAAGCTAATTGTATATTTATTTTCCGCCGCCTTAATTCTTGCCCGCTCATTCGGAAAGTCAAAACTTAAATTTGTTCCGTAAAAATCCTGATAATGTTTGTATTTCTCTTGCTTTGTCGTTGCCCGCTTTGTAATCCCATAAACAGGTATATAATCCCATGCGCCGTATTGATTCAAAAACTGAATATAATAATAATCATATTTATTACAATTGCTCTCATGCGTTAAGACATTATATTGCTCGCTCATTTGTACAATGTTTTGCCCGCTGTCAAGTCCATACAAATAATATTTTGCCCCCTTATGGCTCACTGCCGGGCTTGTAGCAATATACTGAACTATTTCATTCGGATACGTGACGGATTCCGTAAACTCTGTGTTAAATGCGCCCCCATATTCGCCAAACATTTCAACATGCACGCCCTTTACATAGTGATTTTGATAGGTGTTTATGTCTGCCACTTCTTTAACGATGTAGGGTATTACAATATATGAATTGTTATACATCAGCATGTTTAATGGTCGGTTGCTGGCAATATACAGCCCCGAATAATCCGTCGTTGTTTCCGGGTCTATTCCACGCCCCATGTGGTTGTTGTTTGTTTCGTTAATTGTCCGGCTTGTAGAATATCCCAAAACAGCAATGTAAAATTGTGAATTTGCAAGGCTTAATGTGTGCCAACTCCCGTCGCTTTTTTGATAATATAAAACGCTTTCCATAAAAAACCCAATTGCCGGAATATTGCCCGTCAATGTTGCATAACTCCCAATTCGGGGAGGTGTCATGTGACTTCTCAAAACTTCAGATATATCAAACCGGGCGTAATATTCATTTGTGCCGTCGCTTCTCTTTATTAATTCCTTTGACAAATCAACCTCATATTGAAAACCTTGCGACAAACCATATTTAAACATTTTTACAGTTGTGCGAAATTCCCCCCGTACAAAATCGTCCCCCGTGTCCAATATCAATTTAAGCATTGCCGTCACGGGGCTTCGGGCAAAAATTACTTTAGAGGTCGGTAAATATATTGTAGTAACCATTTTTTTATTTTATATTTAACATATTTTCATCAAATAATTTATTCAAAATATTGTCTAAATCCTTTTCAAACTTCGGGTAAAATTCGTTTACCGGTTCACTCAAAAAATACGTCGGCAAAATGCCATTTTTGTAAATGCTTCGATTTATTAACCAAGCCGCCCGCCGGATGCTGTCCGGTGTTTTTTTTATGAACTCTCCAAACTGCGGGCTTTTTTTATTCATGTTCCTTAATCTTATCGGCTTGTCTTTAATCCATTTCTCAACTACCTTGCGGGGTAACGCATGCCCCTGCCGCCTGCCCCTATCTACATCAATCCCGTAATGTAGCATATCAATAAATCCACCCGTCCCGGTTTTGTGCATTTTTATACTGTTATACAATGCCCCCGTATAATAGTGATTTGTTGTGACATGATTCCCCGCCGCCGTTTTTATTCGGTGTTTCCAGAACAAATTGAATTTTGCCTCGTCCCGGATTTTTTCTAAAACGCCGGTTATCTCCTTATTAAGTTCTGCCTGTATGTCGTTGTTAGCATTCATTTACGACGTCAATTACTTTTGCTGTTAAGTCTATTGAATACCCCCCCAACCGATTTTTAAAATCATTGATAACTACATCCCCCATATATCTGACAATTTCAACATCTTCAAGGTTGAATACAGCCCGATTAATCATATTTAATAAATCGTTTAAAACATCTGTTAAATTATCCCGCTTGCGCTCTCCATAATCCAACCTATCAAGCACCAATATTTTAAAGTTGTATTGTGTAACCCCCACGCCGGCTTCTGTGTCTCTGTCAAATGAAACCGGGACAATATTAACATACGGAAAAATCGTTTGTCGGTGCATGTCCGTAATATTGCCGTCTCCAAAATCAATATTATTAAACCCGACCTCCTTAAGCTGTTTAAACAATTCGGTTTTTATCTTATATAGTGCATTCATTTTTTTACTTTTAAATAAAACGGCAAAAATCAATTATTGTATTGCATATTGCGTAATAAAAATTTCAAAATACATACGCATGATAAATATATCAAGCCAATCAGGTGAACGCCCCAACTTTTCTTTAATTTTTGTTTTTGGTAATATTTGCAATTTCATATCTTTGTCAATGTCGTACGCTTTTAAATATGCAAGCTCCTGAATAATTTTCTCTTTGTCGTTGCTCTCCAATTCTGCTTTTATCCAAATATCATCAACGACCTCCCCTAATTTGTACCCGCATTCAGCTTTTAAATTTTTATAATTCGGGTTATCCGGCTTACTGTTTGCGACAAATCCATAACAGCCTAACATATCAACCACCCCGCCGCCAACGCCATCCTCATCAACTAATATATTCGACAATTGTACTCCGTATTTTGTTCTGTATGAATTTATGATATTTACAACTTTTGTTGTTTTCGATGTGTCCAATCTAACATAATCAACCAGCCGCAACCCATCCCAAACGGTTATTATTGAACTGTCAGCCCCAAACCGGGCAACATCCGCAACGATAAAAAAACGCCCCGACGCTTTTACAAATGTATTGCTAAATAAATTATTAATACTTGTATCTGATATTAGCCGGGTCGGGTCGTCGTCATATTCCCAATTCCCAAACCTTAACCTCTCCTTTTGCGCCCCTTGCAATCTTTCAAGGGCTTCAATATATTCAGCCGGCAGGTATTTGTTTTCGGTCGGCAAGGCAGTTATAAATTTTCGATATTCCGGCAATTCGTTTTTTTTGTGCTTCAGGTAAAATTCTGAATATGCAAACCCCTTGTTAGGGTTGCAAGTATAAAGTATTTTCCGTGTCAATCCGTACTCATTATTAAGCCACCGCCCGACCGCAACGCCTAAATTCTCAATCGCTTTGTTATTAATTTGTCCGACCTCTTCAAACCACCCCCTCGTAAATTGCAAACTTCCAAACCGGTGGAAATCGGGGTCTGACGGTAAATATCGGCAATCAATATAATAAACTCGTGAATTATTATACAGCTCAAAATAATTATCTTGCCCGTTAAATGTTACGTAATGCGAATAATCAACCCCCATTTTTTTTAAAACTTCGTAAATGGTTGGCGTTGTATATTTCTTTAGGTCGTTTAAATTGTGCCTGGCAATAAAATAATGAGTTCCTGGATATAATAAAGCATCTGAAAAGATTAACGCCGCACCTAAATACGATTTACCGCCGCCCTTTGCTCCACCATACAAAATCTCCTGCGTCGTTTTATCAATCCAAAATTTGGCGGCTTCTAACTGCTTCGGCTGCAAATTCAATTGTAAATTCATATAAACCGATTTTTAACCGTTATTTATCCTCTTTTATTATTATTCCCGTAATTTGTTCAGTATAGTTTTTTGTTTCAATTTGCTGCAAGGGTTTCCCTAAAATATACTGTATTATTTCTTTAATCCGGTTATAATCTTTCTTTTTGTATGCTGTAATAAATTGCTCTGCTGTAATTCGTAAAATGGCAGGCTTCTCATTGTCGTTTGATACTTTGACAAGCTCCGGCAAACTATAAAACGCAAGTTCTTTAAACGCCGTTTTAATATCGTCCCCCGTATATCCCATCTCCTTAATGATTGTTAATAGCTTCTTTTTGCGCCCCCTGTTTGCCGGCTGGTTTGTTGTAGAAAATTGCGTTTCGGGGTTTGGAAACGGTTTTTTTGCCTTAACAATATCCTTTGTTTTTGCTTTCATTTTTTTTTGCATTTGAAATATACAACGTTTTTATTTTCCCAATGCACGCCGCTCATCCTCATTAGTTATTTCGGCTGTGGTTTTATAACCTTTTTTTATGCCGTATTTCATTAACTTAATTACCTCTTCTTTTGTCATTTTTTCCCCGTTGTCATGCTCAAACAGATGATAAGCAAAATTAATATTATTTAATACTCCTTTTAAATCTGCTTTCATTTTTTTACATTTTAGGCATAAAATAAAAAATATTCATACTTCCATTTTTTATCCTGTCTTGTTTCTTTTGTCATTAATACCTTGTACAATGGATTTTCAGCACCTTTAAAACCCCACTCTGTTAATATTTCCGGGTGTCCACTCGACCACTCATAGCCATTACCATCAACATCTGTATATGAACCAAATACAGTTAAATCGTCTTTATGTTGTTTGTATATTTCAATACATATTTTTTCAGTTGTCTTTTTCCACATGTTACTAATTTTTTTCAAATTCTGCCGGGTATTCCTGTACTTGCAAATTTATTTCAAAATCATTAACATCCGTAATAACTTCGTTTTTTTTGCCCCGTATCTGCTTAACAAAAACGGGGACGTTTTGCTCCCGGCAAATATTAACAATTTCATTTGCCCACAGATTAGAATACGGGCGTCTGTTTGCTCCCGATTCGCACCCCGTTACAACCCAATCAATACCGGCAAGGCTCATTGTTTCGATTTTTTTCAATTGCGGCTCAATGCTTAAAAATCGTTTGCCGCTCCAATGATGCTTTAATGTGTCAACGGCTGTTTGTACTGAAAACTCATCAAACGCCGACGCCCCAATCCAAACATTTTGCGGCGGGTTTGTTAACCAACTTTTCGGGATGTAGTTCCTTATAAGGTGGGGGCGTTTTGTCAATAATAAAAATATCAAATTTGGATATAAACCCAATTCAACATCATCGAAAAAATACCGCCGTAAATCGTATGTAGATAAGCCCGTTTGTATTTTGCCGTCAACGACAACCGGTTTTCCGGTCTCGAATATGTCCATGAGACTGCCAACAAAAACAAGTTCCTTTGTATTTGTGCCGGTTAATCTCCTTTGTATTTTGCGCAGGGTTTTGGTTGCTGTTTTCACAATTTGGCGGGGCTTATTGTTGCCCCATACCTTAATATTGAACCGGTTCGCAAATTGTTCAGCATAACAATTATAACAAGCCCTGTTATACTTTGAACAGCCAACCCACAAATTTACGGTGTGATTCGTCCACCCAATTTTGCTATTTAACCCCATTTTTTTCTGTGTTTTTAAAAATACAAAATGAAAGCAATTCACAGTTTAATTATTAATATTATACGCAAAAACAATTCTTTCAAGTCCCTGATATTTTTTAATATCTATTATTTCAACTCTATAATATTCGGGTATATGGGGGGCGGCAATTACATTTTTATTTGTAAATGCAAAATTTTCAAGGTTATGCCGGTTTGCTTCAACATATACCCGTGCATATTGCCCCCCGACTTTACGCCCTTCAAAAATAAAAGTTTTCGGGCGGTTTGTTAACCCCCTTTTTGAATAAGGCAAATATACTTTAAATTTTAAACTTCTCAAAAGATGTTTGTATTTATTTTCAAATTCTGCCCTGTTCATTTTATATCAAAATTGCATATTCAACTTTAAACCCGTTGTCATTAAGCCCCTGAGTTGCATTTTTTGCGCCGGATTCCGTTTTGTAAACTTTTGCCTTTTCTATGTTGCTATCAAATTTCGGGTTTTTATAAGTGCCGCCGGCAAAATATTCTTTTTTCTCTACTTTTTGAATAACATATTTTATTTCTACTTGTGTCGCTCCACCGTCACCCGTAATTTTTATTTCTTTAACGTTGTCGGTTTCTTTCAATTCTTTCATATTTCCTGGCTCTGTCTTTTTTACCCCTTCAACATATTTATATGCTTCAAGAGTTGCCCCTGTTATGCCACTTTGCACTGCCGCCGCTTCTGCTTCTGTTTTATATATTATTGCGTCTTCAATATCCCCCCATTTCTCATCAGTCCCGGATTTTAGTAATAAATACTTGTTATCTTTTTTTACTAAATACCCGGTTTTTTCGCTGCTCGTGTCCGGCTCAATTATTTCATTGTGCAAATATATTTCAAGTTTTGAAATGTTTGCGTTTTGCTCCTCAATTAATTTTGCTGTTACTTTTACCGCTGTTTCAAGGTCGTAGAATTTTTTTGCGTCTTCAACGCTTTCAACTTCTCCGGCTTCTCCGACGTATTTATCCCCGTTTTTTATTACAATTTCTGTTTGCTGTTTGGGGGGTGTCGGCTTTACCGGTATTTCTCCGGTCTCATATCCATACGATTTCATTAAATTGTCTATTAACATATTCCACATGTCAATATCCATACAACACGATGATAATTGCGGCTTTTTTTTCGGTTTCCTAAATTCTTTATAATGGCTTATCCATATTTCATGAAACAACCTTTTTGAAATATTGCGCCCCGTTGTTAAACTTTGTTTTGCTTTTAATAAATCTGCTTTTTTCATTTTTTAATATGTTTTAATTGATAATTACAATCATCCTACTATTTCCTCCCTAACTTTCCGAAATACAAACCGAATACCGGAAAACAATACATACCACAAGCCCATGCCGATTGCAAAAACATACGGGCTTTCATTTGCCAAAACTCCGATTAAAAAACCGGACAAAACCCATAAAGTAAAATTTCTAATTTTTTTCATTTTTTTTACCTCCTTTGTTTTTTACAATCTTTATCAAAAATTATGCCAGCCGCTCTGATACATATTTTTTTATGTACTTTATTGCGTAATATAACGTTGTTAATGAAACATTTGTTTCTTTTGATAACTTCCTCAACGATATATCATCATTGTAATATGCTTCATATAACATCCGGTAAAATGGGGGCATGGTGCTTAATATCTCTTTAACTTCTGCCAGCCGCTCCCGCTTATCAAAATCATCGCTTATTGATATATCATGCGCTGTTAGTTCCTGCGTTTCTATTCGTTTCCGGTGTACGGATATTGTTATATTTCGCACCATGTTAAACAGGTAAACCATGTTTATTTTGTTGTTATATTCAAGCCGGTTTAAATTGCCCTCTTTTTGCTGTATCTTATACAGCTTTAAAAATGCTTCTTGCGCAATGTCCTCCGCTTCTTGCTCCGTTGCGCCGAAATATTTCGCAATATCCTGCATTTTGCCCCGATACTGATAAACGTCTTTGACTTTCATAGTGCACAAATATAACAAAAATTTTTTATATTTAAGATATTTTTTTTATTGTATAATTTCGGTTTAATATTTTCAATTCTTTGATTATTTTGTTTTTATGAGTTTCACAAAATAACATTGTACGCCGTTTGATTCCATGCCGGCTGTCAAACCTTGCCCGTATTGCGTATTTTGCCGGTCTGTTACACTCAAACAGTACGCCCCCGCCTTTTTGATTTAACGGGTTTCTTTTTAATATTTTTTCGCACCCGTACGTCTCCATGTTTTCTCCTGTACTCTTTTATTTTTGCAATTGTAAAATTCTGCTTAACAATTAACCTGCTTAATCTTTTTGCCCTTTGCTGCTCCCGATAATCTCCAGCCGCCAAATAAGCATGCATGTTTTCGTTTTGTTTTACAATTGTGTCAAGGGCTTGCAAAACATTATCAAACCCCTGTTCATAACATAAATCAATAATTGCGCCAAAATTAGCCTCTTGTATTCTCATAAATTACAATTTTTTACATCCGTAATTTTCCCAAGTTCAAACACAAAATATATTTTATCGGGGTCTGCGCCCCATACTTTTACGCCTTTCCGGATGTCAATATTTAACAACTCAATTTTAAATTGTGGCAATTTGTTTGAAAAATGCCCCCCATTAAAAAAATGAATATACTTGTACCCTTTCGGGGCAATTTCATTAAATTCATTAATATCAAAAATTGAAGCATACCCGAATTTTTTAGGGTTTTGGTATGCTTTACATATTCTCTCTACTGTGTCCTCAAGCCCATCCCCGTAATGCTCCATGATTCGGTTAAACCAATATGGTTTTATCTCTCTATATTCCTCCCGCTTAAACCCGGCAAAAATTAAATCAAACCATATTTTTTTTAATGTCAACTTTAAAACCATTTTTTAAACATCCCTTTCTTTTTTTGCTGCAAAATATCAAACGTTCGTTTGTTTTGTTTTATCAATCCAAAAATGTAACGTTGTGCCGGCTTCGGCAAATCTGCAAGCAATATTTTATATTTTTTATTCGGGGGGTTTTTGTCTATCTTTTCATAAATAACCCGTTTAACATACGTCCGAATTTCAAACATATTGCCGTTTTGCAAGCTCAAAAAATATTGATTGTCTGCAACTTTGTACAACTGATATTTAAACCCTTTGTAATTCATTTTTAAAATGGCATGTCGTTGTTTAGTTCGTTGTTAATATTTTTTAATTCCGTTTTTGCTGCTTCTACAACCCCGTAATTATAGTTTTCAGGATTGCTCAATATTTCGTTTATTTCTTTTATTCGTTTTGCTTTCGGGTTTGTGGGGTTAAATTTTTCAACAAAATCAACCGCTTGTTTAAGTACATCGACGGCTTTTTCTCCGGGTTCAATAAACAATTCGATGCCGATTTCGGCATGTTGATAATCTCCTAAATTATACAACCTTTTAAACATAACTTTGTTTGCTTTCATAACTGTAAAATATTAAATTAATAATTATTTTTTTTGATAAATTACTTTTATTTTATCCTGCTCATGATTCAAAAACTTTGTTAAACTCTCGTTTCTCAACATAGCTTTTAAAATCGTTGCAGTATTGCCCGGCTTATTAGTTTTGTTCAAAACAACCTCATGCGTGCCGTTTTTACTCTTAATGTCATAATTCGGATATACCTTTGTAATAAACAGCATTAAAATATATGCCTCCCGTTCGCTTGTTACTTCGACCGATTCAATATATTTAACCACTTCAGGCGTTACTTTGTCGCCAAAGTTCCAGCCGCCCCCCCAAAACAACCACGTCGGCTGTTTAAAAAAATTGTCATCTTTATATTTTTCGTTGTATGAATTTATCAAACCGTTTGCGGCTGTTTTGATAGCTCCCGACCGCTCCAATAATGATAAAATTTGTTTTCTAATTATCAACCGGTCATCGGTTATAAAATAACCCTTTTCAGTAGCAATCACAATAAAACCATTTTGGCGCAAATAATTAACCATCTTGCGAATACGCCTAATATTTAACTTTAATTTAATTGCTTTGTTATCAACAATTTTTTGTAATCGGTTAACTAAATTTTTTGCGGTTTGTGGGTTATAAGTTAATACCATGTAAAGATAAATTGCCGTTTCCTTTTCTGCTTCGGTTAACGGCTCTGTGTAATTTTCAAATAATGTTATCATTTTTGTTTTTTATTTTGCTTGTTATCAAATATTGTGCCATTTTTAATATTCGGGGTCGGGGTCGGGGATGTAAACATTAAGATATTCGTCCCCCCATTTTTGAATTTTCTTATAATATTGCATAAAATCGTATGTACTTAAATTTGTAGTGCTTTCCGGTACTGTAATATATTCGCCCGTTTCATTATTTACAAATGTTTTTTTATTGAAAGTTTCTTTTAAATACTCATGTACATCTTCCTTTGTCAGTCCTTCATATCCTACATCTGTCAAGCCCTTTTGAACAATCGGAACAACAACCCCCCAATAATACCTATTTTGCCATACCGACCGCTTTTTTTCCCTTTTCTCAATTGTCACAACGACGGGCATGTGCTGGATGTCCTTTATGGTTCGCTCAAACAATCTTTTGTTGTTTAATGTTAACTTGCCGTTTGATATTGTCCCGTACTCAATTAATTTCATGCTAATCAATTAAAAAATGGTTGTCTAATCTTTTCATGGTCTCTGCTATTTCAAAAACCGTAAATAAATTGATTTTAAGATAACTTGCCTGTTCTGTATAGTCCTTTAAAAGTTCGGGGCTTACTTGCTCCAAATCGTCATCGATATAATCTTTTATATCAATTGAATGTCCTGGCATGGTAACTTCATTTATGTTTTTAAAATTAACAATTCCATTATCATCATATACCGCCAAATATTCAAATTTTTGCCCGCCCCAATCACTGACAACATGAGCAATATTGTATTTTTTACTTTCGTAAATTACTTTTATTTCTTTTGTCGCTGTAAATCCGAATATGTTAGTTACATATACCATTTAAACCTCCTTTTTTTTAAGATATTTTTTCACTTCTTTGGGGGTTTTAAAATCAATTTCCATTGCAACATCATTGGAATTTAATACCCACATGGTTGTATTATCCCCGTTTGTTCTTAACTCAAAATCTATCGGAAACCCGTAATGTTTATTCAATAAACGCTCCAGCCTTTTAAATTGATATTTTAACAGTAAACTAATCATGACGCCAACCCCCCCTTAATTCGTTTATTGCGGTTCGTACCCCCGTATAATTTTTGTAATTCTCCCAATCTCCCCCACACTTGTAAACAACCCACGCATGCTTGCCGTCGGCTGCTACTCCCTTAACTATTCCGTTTTGATAGCTCCCGTCAAATTCCGTGTAATGTACTTTTTGACCGCTGTAAATTACTGCTTTTGCCATTTTAAAACCTCCTTTATATTTCTAAATTACGATAAATAACCATGTCAACTTCTTTGCCGCTCTCATTATAAACCCGCCCAATAAATGAAACATTTACCACCTCTTTATAATCGGGGGTTATTCGGTTGCCTTTTGCAACCTTAACCTCTCCCGTTAACAATCCGTTAATTGAAAAACTATCCCCGATTACTTCAAATGGGATTGCTTTTCTTTGCTCAAACCGCATGAGCAATTCATGCTCAGGTGGCAATTTATTCTCTATTAATTCTCTGTATATATCCATAGTAATTTTTTAATTTCAAAAATCGTGCCATTTAAAAAATCAAATAATTGTTTATTGCTGTCTGAAAACCCTCAAATGTTCGCACAATAATATAATCATACCCGGCTGCCTTTACTTCTTTTTCAAATTCTTTTTGTTTTTCAGTCTGCCGCCCCGTTTCGGTTTTCATTTCGATATACAACCCACAAAAACCACCCGACGGAATACTTAAAAACAAATCTGCAACGCCGGCAACCACCCCCTCAGCTTTCAAATATTGCGCCGTTTTTATATTTCGTTTGCCCCCGTTTGGAATTGCATATAATAACATTTTAAATTTCGGGTATTCATACCGAAACCACCGGACGCAAGCTGCTTGTAAATTGTGTTCTTTGTTTCTCATATCTTTTTGTTTAGGTCTTTAAATTTCGTGTTTTAAATTTTGTTTTGTCAATAAATGAAATGATATGTTCAACTACCGGTAACGACCATGCATCACCAAGTAAACTTCCAGCTTGTCTGTAACTAACTATATCGCAATAGTTATCCGGAAAACCTTGTATTCTGCATAACTCTGTTTTATTTAAAATTCTTGCATTGCCTTTATTTTGATTAAACGGCTGTTTCCCGTTACTTTCTTTTGATTTATTTAATTCTATAACATACGGAACACTTTTCATCCTTAATCTTTTATCTCTTTTTTCTGAATGTTCATACTTGTTTGATGCTACATACCTTTCCGTTAATGTCGGAAATATTTTTTGTTTAGTTATTCCGGATGTGATTATATCTTTTGCATATATTTCTTTCCTTTTTGTCGGCAAAGGTATATCCGTTGTTTTTTCGCCAAACAACCCCTGATAACTATATCTTATATTTGTCCAGAATAGTCTTTTTCTACTTTGCGGCAACCACAATTTACTATCAATTAGCTGAGGATATATGCCTAAAAACTCGCTTATTATTCTTATATCTTTTTTAGGTGCTGATGCAACGTTCTCCTGCAAAAACAAAACATCTGGATTTAATTTTTTAACATACTCTAATATCTCAACAAAAACAAAAAATAAACGGCTTCTACTCCCGTATATTCCTGCCCTTCTCCCTGCTATTGATAAATCCTGGCAAGGTGAACCGCTGCCGATTAAGTCAATATTTTTCCAATCAATATCCCAATTTTTCCAATTATTAATATTTCCTAATTGTATCGTGTCCGGGAAATGATGTTGCATTAATTTAATTGCATACGGTTTAATTTCGCTTGCGTAACTTTTCCCAATCTCGAAATTTTGATTAATTAACGCAAGTTCTAATGTTCCCATCCCCGCAAATAATGATAATATATTTATTTTTTTACTCAAATTTTACTTTTTTTAATTATCAAAATGCCTGGCTTAACACAATATAAATCCCATTTTTTTATATCTTTTTGTTTACGTCTTTCATGATATTAATAAACGTTTCTACAATTCCGTGATTTTCCGAATGCAAGGGCAAATTAAACGTTAAACTAAACAGCCCCCCGACACAATCGAAACGGATATTATTTATAAAAGGCAGCCCGTAAACCCCTTTCATTTTGTTGTTAATCGGTTTAACAAATACGTAAACCCATAAACCAACATTTTTGACGTCGCTCATTATCGAAGCAACGTAATATCCGTTTTTTTTGTAAAATTCTTTTATAAGCTCAATAATTTCATTTTTTTGTGCTTCGCTTATCTCAATTTGTTTTTTTGCCCGTTTTGTTCCCTTTACTACTTTCATAATATATTTGTTTTAATTTACGTTTCTTTTGTTCGTTTATCGCTCTCAATCGCTTATTATATTCCAACTTTGAAACAGACGCCCCGACCTTTTTATATAGCTTTTTAAGTTGCTCATCTGTTAGCAGGTCTATTTGTTTTTTTCGCTCCGCCGCTTCTTTCCGGCTTATCTCCGCCCCAAGCTGTAACCGCTCATTTGAATATGCTTCAAATTCTGCCAAAACATCGTTAATATACAGCTTTCCGAATATCTTTTTTTTTGCAATTCGTTTTGATATTGCGTATATGTCCGCAATTTTAAAAAAATAATAATCCTCAATAATATATTGGATTAACTTACTTAAACCTGCCGGCTCAAGCTCAAACGGTAACCCGGTTAATAAATCCCGTATTGCAATTTTTAATATATTTTGCAACACAGCCTCCCCCTCTTCTTTCCTTATTTTTGAAATTGCCGGCAAATTTTTGTTATTAATTATTGCCGCCATGTCTATTTCTTTCCCGATATATTTTATTAATTCCATAGTCCGCCGTTTGTTTCAAAGGTATTTCGTAATTTCGTCAAAACATTGAACTGTTTGTTAATTATCGCAACTGTATAATTCTGCTTTATGAACTTATCCGACAAACCCCGTGCCAAAATTACCTCAAAACTACGCAAAATTCCGGTATCTGTTATTTTTTTGTCCTTTTGCTTAAACAGAAACTCTATTTTCTTTTTTATCTGTTTCAGTGCGACGCTGTCTTTAATTTGCCAATAATAAGCGTCACCGCCCGCCCGCTTGTAGTATGTTTCAAACAACGCCCGCATGGGTTTATATAGCTCATTTTTATCTTTTGGCACGGCTTTTATTATTTTTTCAGTGGGGGG